GGGCCATAAGCAAGCACCCTGTTAACTCCGAAGTATAAACCGCTCGCCGGTTGTAGCTGTGATCCTGCTACGTCTGTTTCCACGTACAACAAATCATTAAACGTAAAAATATTAGCCAGCAACTCGTCGGGGGTTGTGGCTAATACGCAAGAGAAAGTTTCGTCAATTGGTTTGAGTATCATTTACTTTAATATTATAAATAAACCTAAAGCAACGTAATTAGCTAAGTGGAAAACAACCAAAGTCCATAAAGCTGTGTTTCTTAATTCTGTTTTTAGCTCGCTCATTTCGTTTTTTGATTGTTAAAAGTATTGAAATTATCTAACTTAACTGCAAATATATCGAAAAGAATTGTATAAAAGTTAAATAGTTTTCTTTTATTATAATCTTGCTCGTTATAGTCGACGGCTATTTGCTTTTTATCCGCCCAATATTTGACGTAATAATAGGCTTGTAACAGCTCGTTTGAGATTCCGCCTTTGTTTGGTATGTTGTACGAACTATTAACCTCCTCAACTAACGCGCTGAGGTTTATAATAGCTCTTTCGAACTTATGCGCAAAGGCTTTTTCTCGGATTGAAAAGTATTTACCTTTAGGATTTTCAAAGTTCAAACGTTTTTTGAAGTCTTCGAAAACCTCTTCGATAGGTTTTTGCTTCAACTCCATCCAATCGAAGGCGTTAACCTCGGCCATAATGTCGTCAATGCTTATCCCGATAACAAGGTTTCTGCAATAAAAGTCTTCATTGCTTAAGATTATATTTTCGTCTTTATTTTTCATTTTAGAATTATGAAAAGTCCTAAGCTTATGTAGTTTATTAAATGGAAAACAAGTATTACCCAAAGAGCTGTATTTCTTAATTCTGTTTTCATAAGCTCAAAATTATTAAAGCGATTAAGCTAATAGCCAAAGAGACAATTAAGATTTGCGCTATTTTGATATAAAGAAAAGTTCTGTTTGGTCGTTGCTTAGTTGCCATCTTGCTATCGCATTTACCTTCGCAAAAACGATAACCTCCTAAGCCTACACTGCATTTAGAACATCTTTTAACCGGGTGCTGTTTAGTTGCCATCTTGCTTAGTTTTTTGTTTATCTATCCAATTCGCTACGTCTGCATCGCTTACTTGAGCTAAGCGGTCCGGGAGGTCCATAGGGTGTGTGATTTTTACCAGCCTTTCTTTACGCTCTTTGGAGACTAGAAAGTTACCGAAAGCGATTAAATCTTTTTTGTTGAAGTACGTTACCATTTTCTTTAGTTTTCATGGATTAATAATAGCAAATATATAAAAAATAATCTTACCCCCAACCTCCTGACTGTTTTATTTCGAAAATCATTCGCATTAATAAACTATCAAAGAAATCGGGGGACTTCCCGGTGCGCTCTTTGTGTTTGCTTTTCTTCTCAAGGCGTATTTTGCCCTCGTCGTCAAGAGGCTCTCTGCAAATATTCTCTAAATCCTCTATGATTTGTTTTCGGTAGGTTTGATCCTTTATGTAAATTTGGTCTGACTCGACGAGCTCTTTGAGTTTAAAGGCGCACTCAGCTTTTAGGTTGCCGTAGTTTTTGCCTTTTAGCGGTGCTGCGTTGTTGTTAAATGCTTTTGCAGCAGTTAGCTTTTTAAGACTGTTAGCGGTGAACTTCCGAAGCCCATCCGCATCGTAAACTATATTCGAGTATGGTACTCTGTCCTCTTCCGCCCATAGAATAATTTGATTACCAATTGCAACTTCATCGATTTTATCTATACACCTAACTTTCTCAATTACTAAGCCGGCCCACGTAGTAGCCACAAACGTATCTGCGCCTAAATAAGCGATGTCTAAAGATAAATAACGTTTTGCCCCTGCTTCGACAAAAGAGTTTGTAAAAAGGTTGCAAATATTGTCGTAGCTTGGCAGTAATGCATAAGGGTTACTTTCATAATCCCAGTTACCGTGAAGGAGTCTTTGCTTCGCCACCTCATCGAGAATGTTTTCTAAGTGTTCAATGTAGCCAGTTGGTAGCATACGATTGTCTTGAGGCAAGGCTTGTATAAAGCTCTTATCTACTGCAAGCGTGCCTTCTTTATGCGGGTTGTAGTACTTTGAATAAAGGTAATTTTTCTTAGGGTTACAGGTCTGTAAAAGCTTTCCGGGAAGTCCGTAGTCGTCATTTTTCCATCTACCTACTGAGGCAAATAAGTTAGTCATTGCAGCCTCTTCGAACTCTCCCGCCTCTTCAATCCAGCCTCGTGTCATTTGCATCGAACCAAAACGCTCGAAAAGTGGATCACTCGGAAGGGTTGCAGCATCTAGCAAGAAAAGCTTTGAGCCGTTGTGGAATTGAAAAAAGCTATCTTGCCCGTTGTATTTGTAGTATTGTTCCGTTATGCCCCAGTTCTTAAAAACTTCGTGGATTGAGGGTATTGTATGCTTTCTAAGGTCGTTTAGCTTCTTACGGGCGATAAAGGTGTGTATTCCTGGGTACATAAGGCAGTCGCCAATCATCAAAGAGCAACCAAGATACGATTTACCTGAGCCTTTAGATCCTCCGTAAACGATGTCTTTTGTGTGCTTATTAGCCCAAAGTCTATAAACTTCTTTTTGCTTTTCGTTACCGTGGCTGTTGAAAGTTAAAAACATTACTCTACAACTATTCCGGTTATTTGCTTAAGAGGTTCGCCCCCAGAGGTAATATCTTTTTTAATCGGAGCATACTCTCCGTCCATTTTGTTTAGTTCCGCAATAGCTGCTTTCCTATCTGCCCAAGCGGGTACGACGTCAACCTCTTGAATCACCCCATCACAAACGATATGCTTTACTAACGGGATTTCACCTTTGGCTATTTGCGTCAAAATCTCCATACGTTCGTGCTTGGTTAAAATAGCCTTTTTAAGGGCTTCTTTTTTTCCTTCGAGGCGCAGGGCTTCAAAAGCTATTTGCGTGGCTTCTGATAGGGTAGAAAAGCGTATGCGGGCATCTGACCAGTATCGGTCAAACGTTCTTTTTGGTAAGTGCCATTTTTCGCTATTGATTGCCAAGCAGTCCGTATACGAAATACCAAAATCCATTTCGGATAATATCTCACTTACGATAAATTCTCTATTTGGCTTAATTGCTGACATGCTACAAAACTACAAAACTATTTTACATTTCAATCAAATAAACAAAGAAATTTATCGTGTTTATCTTTAACTATCTACTAATCAGCTTATTAACTAAACACGAAAATAACCAAGAAACAAAATAAATTCTTTGTTTACGCTCTTAGCCCGCACCCTCATTGGGATTAAGGCAAAAAGTAAACAAAGAAACAATAAACAACACTGACTTTGAAGGGACGGGGGAACAAACTGCACAGGTTTCTCACGCGTATTATATTACGCGTTATATATAATATTATTTACTTTATAATATTTATAATAATATTATTGTTTATTGTTTACAATAGTACCTTAGACCTTATAAACATTGGTACTTTTATGTAAACAAAGATTGTTGCTTTTTGTTTACTTTGTATCCTTTTTAAGCTAATTTGTAAGGCGATACGGGCAAGGGCTGTTTTTAGTATTTTTATTGATTTGTATTGTAAAAATGCAAAAAACCCAAATATAAGTTTGGGCTTAGTATTGTTTACTTTGTTTACATTTGCGCTTAAGTCAATAACCGCAGTGCTTCACAAGTAAACAAAGATTGTTTACTTTCATTTTATTGTTTACTTTCTTTTTATACGCCAAAAGCCTATATCCCATTCGTATTTTTGCTTTTTGGCTAGCTCTTCGGACTTCTCCCCGAAATTTTGCACAATATTTGCGTCGTGTAAATTAGCAACTACTATAATTTTATCTTTTTTCGCGATAAGATTAACCACAAAATACCCGGCTCTCATGCTTTAGAAGTTGCTATTTTGTGAAATGCTGCTGCCATTTTTGCGTTATCAGCTAAATGGATACTGTTAATTTTACGCATCCAAGCATAAAATCTTTCTACGTTTGTCTCTTTTTTCATGTGGTTTTTATTTTAATATCTTCTTTAATTCGATAAATATCTCTAAAGGTGTTGATGTACTATAGAAGCCTTTTTCAGATCCTATAAGACGTATTTCGGATTTATTTAGCCTCCCCTCTTTTCTAGATATAGACTCGATTAATTGAATATCTATAACATGGTGCGAGTCTTCTATCGCCGGTACGAGTCTTCTATCGCCGGTACGAGTATGAATTGTTTCATCTTAGTTTTTATTTTAATAGGTTAATATCGTATGCGCTTGGTATCATTTGTTTGAGTATAAGCCTTGCGCTTGCTTCGCTCAGTGCCTTAATTACGATCGTGTCGCAATCTTTTTCGTTATCGCCGTAACGACGCCAGTAAAAGAACTTAAACTGTTTCATACTAGGTATTTATTTTAAAGAAACGTTTATGTTAATTCCGGCTAATTGGCCTTTTAGTGTTTCTCTAACAATTGGCTGTATTTGCTCTTTAATTCTATTATTTACCATATTTGTAAATTGGGTGCTACTCATGAATCTTTCCACCCTATCATCAAATTTTTTATTAATATAATCTGTAATTAAGGTTTCTACTTTTTCAGAAGTAATACCTAATTCGTTATGCAGTATATTTTTTACTGCTCTTTGCGTTTTTCTATCTTTCATTTTGTCTATATTTTAAATTAGATTTCAAAGATATAAAACTTATTTCTATATAAAAAATATTTATATGTTTATTTTAAATATTTCGCTATTTTGGCTTTTACGGCTTGCATCAAAAGCTCTTGCGTGTCACGCTTACCATCTAATGTCCTAACTACCGTTTCATCCTCTGTGCCTTGCGCAATCAAATGATTAATAACAACACTACTTTTTTGACCTTGCCGGTGCAAACGGGCGTTAAACTGCTGGTAAAGCTCTAAGCTCCAATTCAAACTAAACCAAAGAACTATCGAGCCTCCCGCTTGTAAGTTCAAACCGTGTCCCGCACTTGCTGGGTGTGCGAGCATTACTTGGATCTCTCCTTTGTTCCACTTAAGTATGTCTGCATCCGTAGTAAGCTTTACGGGTTTGTATTTCTTCAATCGAACTAAGAGCCTCTCAAGTTCATGCTTATAGGTGTAAGCGATTAAAACGGGCTGCCCGTTGGCACTCTCGATTATGTCCTCTGCAGCGTCGAGCTTTAAGTCGTGGACCTCGTGCCAGTTTTTCTCAGCATCGTAAACCGCACCGCCTGCAAACTGTAAAAGCTTATTCGATAAACCCGCAGCGTTCATGGCTGTGATCTCTTCCACGTCTTCAAACATTTCAAGTACCATGTCACGCTCGAAAATCACGTATCGTTTCTTTACTTCGGGCGGAAAGTCAATAGCAATAAAGTTATCAATACGCTCCGGGAGGTCTAAGTAATCCTCTGACTTCATTGAAATACAAATATCTTTAATCTTATTATGTATGCGTTCGTCTGAGTCAATTTGCGGATCGTAGCCAAAGCCGTTGTAACTTTTACGGAAGTAGTTATCCCGGTAAAAAGTTATAGTCTTGCCGAGCCTGTCGCCCCTATCGAGTAGGTAGATTTGAGCCCATAAGTCAATAAGGCTATTCGGCGCAGGCGTCCCAGTAAGCAGGACCACACGACTAAACGAGGGTTGCACACGCTTCAAAGCTTTGAACCTCATTGATGCGTGGTTCTTGAAGCTGCTGCTTTCATCGATAACAAGCATATCAAAAGGCAACATTCCGCCACCGTATAAACCACATAACCAAGCCACGTTGTCACGTCCTATGGTGTAGATGTCTGCTTTGACTGCTAAGGCTGCTTTTCGCTTCTTAGCGTCACCAATTACCTTGCTTACTTTTAAGTGCTTCAAATGCTCCCACTTCTCAACCTCTTGAGCCCATACGGACTCCGCCACACGGCGAGGGGCGATAACAAGTACTTTGCTTATATCGAGGTTATCGTAGATTAAACGGTTAATAGCTGTGAGCGTTGTTGTCGTCTTCCCGAGGCCCATGGTCAAGAAGACCCCAGAGTGAGTATTATCTATAATATGGTCTATTGCAAAATGCTGATAGTTATGTAAATCTTGCTCGTTCATAAAGTTTCTTTTAAAGCCGTTTCGTAAGCTAAGCTTGCGTCTAATTCATTATCGTAAATACCTAAGTATATTTGTTTCCCATTAATATGTATTTTAGAAACCCATTTGTGTCTATCTCTTACAACCCCCGTAAAGATACTAGCACTTTTTAAATGTTTTTGATCTGTATTTTTTCGAGTAGTCGTTATTTCTAAATTATCTGTTCTGTTATTTTGGCGGTTAAAATCTTTGTGGTTAACAACTAATATTTGTTTGCAAGGCGTGTGATCTAAAAAGGCTATCGCTACTAATTGGTGTATTCTTTGTCTTTTAGACTTACCAGCATTCCACAAATTAACATTTAAGTATCCGCCTTTATCGGTGTGCGGTTTTAATACGCAAGCTTTAATCTTAACGCTCCCTGCTTTAGTCGGGTGCTTTAATTCACGGGCTAAGCCCCTAACTTCTCCAAAATTACTAACTTCGTAAAAACCTTCATAGCCTTTTACTTCTTTCCAAATTACTTCCATAAAATATAAAAGCCCACAAATAAAGAGGTGGAAGGCTCTCGCATTGCAGGCATTTAAAATAAGTTTTTATTACGGCTTCCACTCCGTTGTAACAAATATACAAAAACTATTTGTAAAAATTTATAAAATTATTAATCCCCTCTTTGCTATCCAAGACCTCAACTCGAAAGCCTAACTTCATCAAAGCTTTATGTACTGCCAATTGTTTAGGCGTTGCTTTCTTGCCTGTTGTCTTCACTTCTACAAAAGCAACCACACCCCCCGGTAATAAGATAAGGCGGTCGGGAAGTCCTGTGACTAATCCCGAGAGCAGTTTAACCGCCCAACCGCCTAACTTTTTAACCTCTGCGCATAAGTATCGCTCGAGTACTTTTTCACTTTCTATCATGTAGTCTTTTTATAAATTTATGTTTAGCTAATAGATAGGATATAAAGTTCTGGTAATACTGAAAACTTGCTTCGCCTTCATTCTCAGCGTAAGCTAATTCGATAAGCGTGTAAACTAAAATATCGTCGTACTTTTCATTGACTTGAGCCTCACTGACTTTTAAGCCTTGCTCTAAATCTTTGTGTAAGTCCGCAATACTGATAATGTGTTTTAACCTAAAGAAGTTTAGAACGTGCATAGGTCGAACGTTTAATAGTTTTGCCCCCTCGTTAAAATTATGATAGGGGTCGTTATTCCTTCGATATTCTTTACCTTTAATTAAAAGTAGCTCGGCAAGTCTTACCAAAGTAGCTTCTGTTTTTGGGTGCTCTTGAAAAGCTTTGTTTATTGCATCGTCGATACTTTGCTCAAATTTTTGTTCTGTATTATTCATCTTTATTTAGTTTTGATTCGTGAATTTCAAAGGTTTCAGTGCTAAATCTTTTATAGTGGGGTATTTTCAATTTATCTAAATCGCTATCCGCATATTTATCTAACACTTTTTTAGTTTTAATTGGTTTGGCGTTGACTCGTGCTAAACGGTTTTTAGTTGCTGAGTAAGATATACCCAGCATTTCCGCAATTTCAAAGGTACTAAAGGCTCTTTCTTGAGTAGTATTTCTGTTTGCCATAATATCCAAAGTTCTTAGTTGTCGTGTGATGCTCCCAGCCTTCAAGGCTTTTTAATATATCGTTAATCTCTCGGGTGTTGTATCGGCTCATGTCCTCTTTACTCTTACCTAAACACTCGCACCAAATCTCAGCCATGCAAACAAAGCTTCGAAGTTCTCCGTTCTCTGTCTTGCCTACGTCTAAATATTGGCGACGTTCGAATATATCTTTCTCGCTCCAGTCTTTAGGTAGCCGAGCATCGAGATAGCTTTCTACAAGCCCCGTGCGTTCGTCGGTCTCAGAGTGTTTGCTTTGTTCCTGTTTGGCTAATTGGTCGGCTTCTTTGCTTAAGTATAGGTTTTCGCCTTTCTTATAAAGTTGCATCGCCTCCGCCCAAATCTGATCAACTTCATTCGGTAAGTCGTTAATAACGTGTTTGGTTATTTTAGGAGAGCGAACCGCAATTGGATTAAAACGTCTATTCCCAGAGGGGTCATTTAAGAAGTCCCTTTTATTGGTTGTGGCAAAAAACACGCATTGTCTTTTGTGGTTCATAGTCACACGTCCGTATGCTGCTCGAAATGAATCCTCTTGCTTTGTGATGAAATGCTTAACTGCTTCGACGTCTGCTTTTCTTAATCCAGCAAGCTCTGCCATTTCCATAAGCCAAACGCCTTGTATTTGCTCGAAAGCTTCTTTACCGTGTACCGTCATAAATGAATCACTATACCATTGTTTCCCTAATGTTTTAATGAACGTAGACTTATAGGCTCCTTGGTCTGATACTAATACTAAAACCATGTCGAACTTAACGCCCGGATTGAATACTCGAGCAACCGCAGCGCATAACGTTTTTCTAATTGCTTCACGGCTATAAGTGTTATCCTCGGCGCCAAAATAGTCAACAAGCAAATTATCTAACCGGTTAACCCCGTCCCACTTCAAAGCCTTAAGATAATCTTTAATAGGGTGAAAGCTTTGTTTCTCGAACTCTAAAGCGATACTGTCCTCTATTTTCATTACCCCTGTAATCCCGTAAATGCTTTCGATGTAATTACGTATTCCCGCATAGTCTACGTCCCTAATTGGTTCGGGCGTTGTAATCTTGCGCCAAGGCAAAGAACGAAACACGTAGCGTTTGCCGTCGAAGTCATTTTGCTTAAACGTCTGCTTAAGCCTGTGGTCGTTCGCCAAAATAGTATTTATGTTAGTAGCACTTGAGAGATACTTCCCTTTGCTGTCTGCTTCGAGTTCCCCCATCCATTCAATACTATCTTGGTCGCCTTCGACGTTTCCAAGTTCCTCAGCTTCTAAGTCCTCTGCAAAGTCGTACTTAGCGTTAGCCACACTCTCAGAGGCTAAAGTCTTTTTAACCTCAGCATCTTGTCGAGCTAAGTCCTCCATCGCAATATAGCTCTTTGGCTTTTGCGTTGTGTAGCTGTCACCGTCCAAATGTCCGTAAAGGTGAAGCCTCACAAGGTCAAAAGCGTTTGAGGTTTTACCTCCGCAAGGGTCTGTCCCGTGGTGACTGTATGCGAACTTGTCTTCGTAGACTAAAAGCCCCGCAGCCGTGCTCCCTTTGGTGTACGTGTATCGGTCGTCTTTCTCAGTCGGTATGTATTGATCTTGCAAGAAAGTTGCTATCGCTTCGGTAATTGTGTAGGTGCGACAAAACGCTCCGACTATTCCTTTCTTTACTTCGGGGTCTTCTTGCTTCTTTGCTTGTTCGCCAATCGAGCGAATTACTTTATCGGCTGTTGGCCAAAGGCTCGTGTCCTTCCAATCGATATAACTTGCAAGTATTTCGTCAACGTCTACCCAAGGGCCGTCTTGCTCTCTGTAATAGTACTCTTGGTCTTTTGGCGTACTGGGCCAGAACATAAGCCGGTTAGTCTCGAATGTAGTATTATCAAATAAGTCGATGCCTAAAAGCCCCGCAAGCTGTCTACTAACTGCCACATACTCATCTGGCGTACATTCTCTTGACAAAGGGATAACAAGGCGATAGCGGGGCGATAACTCGCTATGCTTGTGCGTACCGTGTAGTATTGCACAACAATCGAATTGCATTGTAAAGTCTTCCCAAAAGTCAAGGTGCGCAAAGTCGATGTCTAAGGTTGCAACTTGGCGGTGTCCTACATTCTCGGGGCTTCTTTTACCTTGGCGCAAATACCCTCCTACGTAGCCTCCTACGTCCTTAATGTGGCTTTGTTCCTCTTTGGTAGCCTGCAAGAACTCTTTTAAAGTTTCGTTCGTGTAGTGTGGCGTACGTAGCCTATTTGCGAACTCGGAGAAAAGCATAGTTTTATTCTGCCATACTTTCGTCTTTGCCGTCTTACCTATTGCGATATTTATTTTTTGATCGTTTAGCATAATTTAGTAGCGTTTCCCGTGTTTATATTCACGCATTGAATTATATCTCATTTTAGCTTTAATGTGGCTTTCGATGTCAATTTTTTTAAACGCGCATAAATCAAGAACCCTGATAATAATATCCGCTAACTCATCTTCAAAAGTATTTTTTACGTCTTGGGAAAATACCTCTTTAAATACGGAGTCGTCATTGAAAGACACCCCATAGTTTTTATCAGCCATACCTTTTAAAGCGTTCGGAGGCGTTTTTGTATAGCTGTTTACTCTATCTGCCTCAAGAGCTTCTGAAACCTCGGAATGTATAAGGCAAAGCATTTCACCTATGTTTTTTTCGGATTCAAAAAAACCTTTTACTTTTGCGTTTTCGTGTATAGCTACTGCTAAATTATTTATCATAACTATTTAATATTTTTTATTATTACCTCAACTTCTTTTAACTTTTTAAGAACGTCTTTTAAGTCGTCGCTTTGCTCTAAAACTTTGTCGGCGTACTTCCTAAGTGCCTGCGGTACGTTTAAGAAGTACCAACGGTCTTTAACTGTATAAGTTACAGTCTCTAAAGTATCGGTGTCGATACGCTCTTTGGTTGCTGCGTAGTCAAGCGTTGTGCCTAATCCGTTGCACTCGATAGAGTACTCAGAATCTAATACGATTATTTTGTTTGGTTCTTTCATGGTCTTCTATTTTTATTTGTTGGGTCAAAACTAAGAAACTTATTTCGATATAAAAAATATTTTTATATAAAGTTTTTAAATATTATTTTTTCAGTCGGTAAAAAACATTCGTTGCATCCGTGAAATTTGGTTAAAGGTTTGTAGCTATGCGCTTTATTCGCTTTGTGTAAAGCCCTTTCAGCTTCACAAGCTTTGAGTCCGTTTTCGTATTCTAATACTTCAATAATTTGCAAAGAGTAAACCCCTTTTAAATTTCTGAGTCTCCTATCTACGGAATTAAAAGTCTTACCTATCTTATAAAATACCTCTTTGCTGTTTTTTAATCGGACTAAATAAACCTTATACGAATTGAAATCTTTAGCTTTTAACCCTCTTTCCGCCCAGACTGAATCTTTATACCCTCCCGAGTTTTTCAAGGCGTAAGCTTGCGTTGCTTTATGTCCACATTTCATACAACCGTTACCTCCTAAATGCTTGTCGGGGCTTTGTTTAAAAGTTCCGTGTATTGCGCAAACAAATTCTACTTTGGTACTATTGTTTAAGTAATTAACTTTTGCGTAATCGTATTTATTCCCGTGAATCTCTTTAGCTCTTGCTATGAAATTAACTAAAGTTAATCGTCTTGCTGTGGCTGTTTTTTCTCGCCCACAAAGCATACACCCTATTCCTTTTAAATGGTGTCCAGCTCTTTGATTAAAAGCCCCGTGCAAAGGGCAAACTATTTTAAGCTTTGTAGAATAGTCAATATAGACCGAATCTGAGTAATTGTAAAAACTATTATGCTTTTTAGAGGCTTCTAAAATAAAAGCCTCTTGACTTTTCTTATTGGGTACCATTAATTAATTTAGACAAAAATGCCCCTAAAACATTGGATTGGGTCTGACGCAATCCCCCATTAAAGAGGCTAATCTTTTAAGCTACCAAAGTTTCAGACCGTAACTACTTTCCAAAGATAGTAAAAATATATTTGATTAAGGTGTTATTTCTTATAAAAAGGAGTTAGCTCGCCCTCAGCTCTCAGAGGTATTCCTTCCGACCACGGGGCGTGAACGCACATTAATTTTTGCATTTCCTTTAGTCGTTCCTCTGCGGTGTCTTCTCGGAGCTCGCACACAATTTCATCATGTACCGTCATTACAATATCAAAATTAGCCTCGTTTAAATTACGCATAGCGTCTGCTAATAAATCCCTTGCTATAGCCTGTACTACATTCTCGGTCAATTTACCCCCGTAGGTATCGACGTACTCCCATTGTTTGGTCGTTTGGTTCATCCCTTTGTAGCGTATTGACTTTCGCCCCCATTGGTTCTCTGTAAAGCTTGGCGATTGATAAAAGAGTTTTCGCCCCGAAGGTAGTTCAATAGTCAGAGCCATATCGTCACAATCAAAGATTAATCCTTTATGGATAGATTGAACTTTCTTTTTGTATTGTATCGCTCGCATTGCGCAACTCTCCATGTCTGCCCACAAAGCCACAATAGCCGGATTGGCAAGTCTCCAACGTTTTACAATCGTTTCCATTTCTGGATCGCTAAGCCCCATCTTTTCACCCCCCATGGTTTTAAGGGCTCCGATAGCCCCTTGATAGCCTAAAGCCAGCTCGGCAACTTTTCCTTTTGCTCTAAGGTCTGAACCTTTAGTAACTGCTTCAATCGGAACGTTAAACATTTTTGAAGCCGAAGCTTCGTAGATTTTACCGTGTGAGGCAAAAACCTTTAACCTCCATTTTTCATTACTTAACCAAGATAGCACCGCAGCCTCTATTGAAGAAAAGTCCATGATCCCGAAGATATATCCTTCTTTGGCTACGAACGCCGTACGGATCAACTGTGAAAGCATCGAGGGTATATCGTCATATAAAAGAGTTGTGAGGTCGTAGTCGCCCGAAGCTATGCAGCCCCTCGCCTCTTCCAAGTCGTCAAGGTGGTTTTGAGGTAAGTTTTGCATTTGGATTAATCGCCCTGCCCAACGCCCCGTACGATTTGCCCCGTAGAACTGAAACAAGCCGTGCGCTCTGTTGTCGTTGCACGCACAATTCAGCATTGCTAAATACTTCTTTGTTGAGGTTTTTGACATCATTTGGCGCAAGCCTATGACCTTAGATACTTCGGGGCTTTTTGCGTCTTTGATTAAGTCCGGTAACAAGCCTTTAGCCAAAGAAGGGATTTCGAAGCCCGTTTTATCCTGCAACCAATTTTTTAATTGCGCTGGGCTGTTTGGGTTGTCGAGTCCTGTTAGTTCTTTTACTTGGGTGTAAAGCTCTGCACTAAATCGGTTATCAATATCAAAAGCATTTTGAGCCATTACCAAATCAATCAAAATGCCCTTGTCGTTTATCTTTTGATCTAAGAAATAATTAAGCCTTTCGCTAAGGGGTATCGCGTAACCCGATAGCCTTTGCCCGATTTCGCGCTCGGCTTCAACGTCCTTCTTACAATAATCTTTGAAGCGTTCCCACTTCTCGGGGTCGTGGTGTGGGTAGTTTCGAGTACGCATACCGTTTACCTTAGTGGGCTTTACGGGGCAACTGAAATATTTAATAAGGGCTTTACCCTCTGCGCTCTTTCCTTTGTCTCCTAATTGCAAAGCTTTAGAAGCCCCCTCGAGAGAAAGAGGCAAACCGCAATACCCGGCTTTAACTGCGCTACAGTGCCACCTTTCAATCGGGGTTTCAATTCCGTAAGTACGGAAAGCGTTACGCTCGAAATTTGCGTTATGGGCGTGGAGTTCAATTTCTGGGTTCACTAAAGCGTTTTTAAAAAAAGTCTTTATACTTTCTCCTTTTGCTAAATCTAGTATTTGTATTGGATCTTCGCCGAAAGCGTACGCAATCATAAGAATTTCAAAGTCAAGGCTCTCAAAGTATTTGTAAGAGCCACACGTAGTAATATCAACACTCGAATAAGTTTCGATGTCAATGTGTAGTTTTTTTGGCATGATAGATAGATTTGGACTGTAGACAGGAGTCGAACCTGTACCTAAGTTTATTTTTATATAGGCTCACGTCAGTAGGAAAAGGCTTTAACCAATTAAGCTACTACAGACTTTTATTTTTAGTAAGACTCAACCTCTTTTAACGTCTTTCGATAGTGTCGACCCTATCTCTTGAAAAATTAAAAGTTCCCCGCTACCTAAAGTTCGTTATAGGCGCATAGCATTAAAGAGGCTGAAAATTATCTTACTTTGGAGCGAAGGCGGGACTCGAACCCGCTGCCTCTTCAGAGCCCTACCCGCGGGACTACTTCGCTCTTTTAACTTTAACGCCAGTTACACGGGTCTAAGATTAACTTTTTTAAACCAAAAAATTTGTTTGCTTGGTTAAATCCTGCTGCGTTTATCCGTATGCAGTCCACCTGTTTTACTGTTCAGTGGGTCACATTGTCTCTTCGATATACATTAATCTAAAGACTTAGCCTCTTTCGAGGTTGTAAACTAAAGAGGTATCGATCCTCTTTAGTTTCTTGTAATCTTACATTAAGTCGTCTTGATCGTCGTAAGCGTCAACTATTTCAGCATAGCTCAATCCGCCTCCGCCTAAGTTGTCTCCGTCTTCCAGCTTCATTGCAGACTCGAAACCAACCGCAACTCCTTTACTCGGTAGGTTGTTTCCGTATGCGTAGAAGTTCAAAACCGCTCTACCGTAACAACCACTGTAAAAGTCGTCTTTGTCGACTAAAAGCTCTTTGTCTGGTCCTAAAATAACAGGGCGTTTGTTGCTCTTTGCGTTTAAGAAGTAGTGCCCTGCATAAACCTCGTCGTCTGGTTTTTCTTCATCACCGTCACGCAAAGGGCTTGACCACTTAGCAGGAATTTTGCCTCCGAAGTGTTTGCTCTTACCTTCATTAAGTGCTAACTGAATAGCGTCTTGAATTGCTTTTACTGTAACTTTGTCGCTCTTTGGGATTAAGATAGCACTTGAGTACTTCTTTGGGTCTCCCTCGTTCATAGCCGTAGGCTCGAATACGTGAACATAACTAAATCTTACTTTCTTTGTGGTAACTCTCGTTGTAGCCATTTTGTCAATTTTTAATATTTAAACATTTTTCGTTTTTTAAGCCGTTTCGAATCTTGCTTAGGATTGTTTGCCAAAAGTAATAAACTTATTTTGATATAAAAAATATTTTTATACTTATTTTTTATAAATCGTCGGCAAAGTCGGCTTTTGCTTGGTCGATGCCTAGCGCTGGGCGTTTGTCGCTTTCTGGCACTAAGCTTGGTGAGGTCTTTTTAAAGGCTACTACGTCGCCTAATAGCATTGGGAACTCTTTCTTGCCTACTAACTTTTCGATGTCGCCTATGCCTTTTAATTTAGTTGTAGTGTACTCCTCTTTAGCAAAAGCATGATCTGATAATCTTTGCATAGCGTAGGTTTCATCCGTCCAGCCTCTGCGGTTTTGACCGTCAACAAGCTTGTAGCCTTCCCACTTCTTACCAGCTAAAGCTTCTTTGTAAAGGTAGTCAGTAACGGCAGTAAGCCACTTCGATATTTGAGGGCTTTGTCCGTAAATATCTATTAGTTGTGCATCGGTTAAAAGCATAGGATCTGCAAAGTCCAATTTTGCAAGCTCTAAGGCTTTATCGGCTTGCGCCTTGCATCGAGGAGACGCTTTGCAAAACTTGCACCACTCGCCCGTTACTTGTTCACCTTCGCCTGCATACGCTATTTGCGCTTTTGGCTTTACAACCTCTTCACCCCATTGGCGCAAATCCTCTGCGGATATTTCCCAAGAGCTAATCGAGTCCATACGTGGTTGGGTAATAGTCAACTTAACAGTATGTATGTCGTACATAAGGTCGTAAGCTTCTAAAGCCCCAGAGCCGTACAACTTCAATTGTGAATTGTCTTCAGCACTTACCCGAACGCCTAAGCCGTATTTCAAATCGATAACTTCAAGCGTACCGTCCGCAATAATAATTACGTCACAAGTTCCGAAGCCCTCTTCGATTAAGTGCGTAATATCGACTTTTTGCTCAATAAGCAAAATAGCATCGGGGGTTTTGCGCTTAGCCTCTGCAAACTGCTCAAGTACATAGTCGATGTGAATTGCGACAAAGTCAAGCATTTCATCTGAATAATACTCGTTTTGTACGTGGGGTTTAGCTAATTCTATATGTTCTTTTAAAGGTAGTATTCCTGCTCTTAATCTCAAATTAAGCTCTGCAAACTCGTGCGCCAAAGTGCCCTCCTCTGCAAAGATACTGCTCTCGTTTGCGAAGCCCTCCTCAAGTCGTGGACTTGGTGTGCAATTAATCCAACGGCTCGCACCCGAAGCGCTTAAAAGGGCGTGCGCTCTTTCGCTGTGGTTTACTTCTTTTTTATCAGTTTTGCTCATTTTCGTTTTCGGTTTGTAAATTCTTAGGAGAATCTTATAAGCTTGGTAGTGGTTAGCGTCTGAACTATTCCTCGCGTTTATCCATTGGCTTTTTTTAAGTTCAGCTACTCTGTTATCTAAAGCATAAATAAAAGTGTCTTTTTCTTTGTCCACCTCGTAAACTCGTAACGAGGCGGTAAGAATGTTTTTAGTTGCGGAGTTCATTACAACTTAGTAAGGAAATCAAAAATAGTTTGAAAGTGTTTAGGGTCTAATGTCGATACGTTTTGCGCGCCTAGTTCAACTAATTTTGATTTTATGCTGTCTTTGTGCTCTCCTGCTTTTTGAGCCACTAAAGAGCGTATTTGCATCAAAGTAGGTGCGCTAACTGTTTCCGGTTCTACGACCTCGATAGCTTCTGCTTTTGTTTGAGCTATAGCCTCTCTTGCCTCCGCTTCGTCGTCGTGTGGAGTTTCAGCTATTGGAGCTTCTACTTTCTCAGCTTTTTTGCGTGTTTGCTTTGTAGCATTGGGTACTTCTCTGATAATTTTATCCTCAAGAGGTTTACCATCCGAGACTACAGGCGTTAAAAATGATTCTTTGTCGTATCTCTCAACTCCGTTAGTGGTTTGTAAAGAGCTTAAGAATTTTGTTAACTCGGTTGCGTGCTCTAAGGTTAAGCCGTCTACTTCAATTTTAATTTTCATGATAGATTGATTTTAAATTATTTATTTTTAAGTATTAAATTTGTTACGTGTTCGAGGTAGGTGCTTATCGCCACACCGTGTGCAAACTTGAAAGGATCAAGGTGCTTTTCGCCATTTTTGAAAAGTTGGGTTTCCCAGGTTTCCGTATTAAGCTCTGCGGTTATTTCACCAGAGACGGCTTGCATTTTTTTGTCTTGTAAAGCTAATTCCCACTTACCGAAATTAAAAAGAAAGTTAACCGGTATTTGGGTAAATTCTGAAAGTTTCACTACTTGCGCTGAGCTTAAAAAGGCTTTGCCTTGCATTACTCTACGAATAGCCAAATAAGGATATTTCGTTTTAGGGAATAAGGCTTTGCCTAGGTCTTTAATTAAAATGCCTTTAGCGTCAATTATTTTTTGAAGGTCGATGGTTTGCATATCTGATTATTTTTGACAAATATATAAATGTTTATTAGATATAAAAAATTATTTTACGTAAAAATTAATATTATTTCTTTGTTCCTGCGTGAAACCCCTATTTTATAGGGGTTTATCTTATAAGTAAACAATATAAACAATAAACAACGGAAGTTGAAAAGCCCATCGGGGCAAAACGCCACAGTGCTCCACGTGCGTACGTGTATTATAATAATTATATACTTATATATTATATTAATATTATTGTTTACTTTGTTTATATGTGGGTTTAAGGCTATATTTTAAAGGGGTTTACAGAGAAACAAAGCTTTGTTTATTTTGTTTGTTTTTGTTGCTTTTTAGGCATAAAAAAGCCCTCTCAAGGAGGGATTTAATATTTTTGTGCTTTTATTTTTTGGCTAACTCATATCTCCGTATATAATTGTAAGAACTAAAATAGCTGAGAAAATTGAAATAAGCGTATATTTTAAAATTGAATTTTTCATGATAGTTAGATTTTTAAGATTTACTAGTTAAAAGCAATTAACGTGCCAAACTATTTAATTTTCACGTTTAATCCGTTTCGTAATGAATTAATCTTTTTTAGCCATCTAAGAATTTTGCCTACTAGGGTTTTTGCAGGCTTATCTGAGATAAGGGAGGCCCCAGCATCTATTAAAATGTTAGGGTCGATTTGTTCTTTTTCTGTTTTCATTTTGAAAAGTATTGAGTTACTTCGGACTTTCTACGTCCTATTAGTTCTTTATCTTTGGTCCACATCATAAAAGCTTTCCCTATGTTTGGGTCGTTTGGGTTTGCGTTTATTAGCCTAAGTGCCGTACTTTTTTTGAATCCCGGAGCACCTATGTTATAAGCCAATGATACACAAGCATTGAATTGGTTTTGGTTTACGACACTTACAATAGCTTTATCCACTTTTGAGGCGAAATCGTCCGCTACTATTTTACTAAGTTCCTGCGCTTCTTTTAAAGTAAGCGCTCTATCCTTAATTGAAACCTTTCTGCCGTCTAAATAGTAGGTAT